CTACTGCGCCGAACATTTGGTCAATTTCGTTAACAAAAATAATCTGGTTAATCAAGTCATCTTTGATTTGTAATCCGTATTTTTTAGCAATCGTTTCAACCCTGTCTATCGAGTCTATGATTGTATTTCTTGACCCGTAGTTACTTAAAACCTTTCTTAGCGCAGTGCCAAACGCTTCGCCTGCCCGATCGCTTTCAAAGTTTACCTTCTTGCCAACAGCTTCCTGAATATCGTCTAGCGCCTGCAATGATTCACTGAACCGGGTGTTTGCCTCTCGGTACTGAGGGAACGTATCACCTAACGCTGTGTTTAGGTTTCGACGTAACTTTTTAACAACCCTCTCGGCCTGCTGCGTTAACGGATTGGCCCGTCTTTTACCGTAATCAACCTGCGTATCAATGTACCTTTTAGCTGTATGCACACCATAGGCATCAGGCACATCAGTGTCACCTAATCTTTCAAGGACTCGGTTTAACAGGGTTGCTCCTGCCCGGTCGCCCTCAATGTCTGAGCCTTTCAAGTTAACTTTAAATTTGCCATTAGAGCCGCGCTCTACCGCAACACCTATATCAGCCAAGTCACTAATGAACTGTGACATTGGTTGATCAAAATTAACAGGCTGTCCTCTAAGCTGAGTCTGGGCAATCCTATCGACCTGTTTGCCGCTTTCTTTTCGCACATTCATCAGGAAATTGACACGCGACATCATTGAGTCGCCAAGAACCCCTGACGGCCTGTTCTTAGCAGCGAAGGCTGCGCGCTTCTTGCCCAGCTTTAAAATGTTAAGCATCTTTTGCATCTGACGCTTGTCAAGATTACTAGACGCCTTTATTGATCCCAAAACCGCTGGATCAAATCCCTGCTTGATTGCTTCAGTTGCTTGACGGTCTGCCTGCACTCGGTCGTTAACAAGTCGGAACTCAACAACCTCTGAGCTGTCAGGCTGACTCTTCAGCGTGTCTCTTGTCTGTTGCGTTCTGCGCTGCTGCATCGCATCAATATTAGCGGCTACAGCTTCACCAGCTCTTCTAACTGGCTCCATTGTCCTTGTCGCAGCGGCTGCAACGGGCTGAATAACGCCCTGCTGTACTGCTTGTCGAACGGGCTGAGGGACCATTACGTCCATAGCCTCTCGACCAGTTTCTTGAATCAGTTGACCGCCCATTCTTTGAACAGCGGGTGGACCACCGGCCCTAGCAGCTTGAGCCGCACCTACCAATCCAGCCCGAATTGCACCGGCCTCAGCGGCAAGTGGAGCCATTGCAGGCACCGCGCTTAAAACGTCTGCGGCCTCCTGAACGTATTCTTGCCCAAGCTCTGTGCGAGGCATGTAAGTCGCTTCACCAGCTCGGCCCATAGCCTTTTCCTGAATCATTTGAGCCGCCTGTGGCGTACCAAACTCACCGGAAAGTATTTGTTCAGCAAGACCCTCTAAGGTTCCCCGAACCATACCGCCAGCGCCAACGGTAGCGCCTGAAGCCAAAGTCATTAAGACCTCTGCCGCACCAATTAGCTTGTCTTGAAGTGCGGGGTCAACTTGTGGCTCAGGAGGCGGTGGCATGATCGGACGCCCGTATGCGTCAAGCATAGGAATCTCGGATTCAGCAGCCATCATCTGCTCTTCTAAGGTGCCACCTGTAACGCCAGAAGGCTCGGGCGGAAAAACTTCATTACCCCTCATCAGCGAAGTTGCGGCAGGACCAACGTCACCAACGACTTGTTCAGTCATAACCTCTTGAGAAACTTCTTCTACGGGTATGCCGCCAAATTCATCGCGCATACCGACAGAAACTTCAGTCTCTTCTTCTACTTCGATTCCACCAAATTGATCAGGCATTACGGCTTCCTGTATATTTTTCCATCAGTCCCTCGATACCTTTCTCCAGACTGTAATTGATCAAAATCTGTTTGCGTGGTAACGGTTATGAATACTTCTTCTCCAGACATCAGAGGAGTTCTGGGAGCGCCAGAAGCCACCAATTGTATCTGCGACAGATCACCATACTTGTCTTTAATCAAGGCTTGGTTCTCAACGGCTAATTTCTGAATCTCAAGCAAATTATCATAAAACCTTTGGGGGCTTTGCCTTAAATCTAAACTACGCATCGCAGTTTCTAACTTGGCACCCTCTCGGTCAGACAATGGACCTGTACCTCGCATCAACGCGACCTTGTCCAAGTAAATCTTGGATTTCAAAGTATTGATCATGGCCTCAAAGTTAACATTTGCCTGCTGAACGGTTGGCAATGCCCCAGCGTAAGATCCAGTCGTTTCGTGAAGCGCAGACCCTGTATCTTTAGGATCTCCACCAGCCTTTATAATCTTGTCAATAAACCCCATTAAATCTTCAGATCCAGCTAATGCGTTGCTGACATCGTTGACTTTGGTCTGAGCCTTTTCTTGCGCCGAGTCTTTCAGGTTTGCAATTTCTAGCTCTAGCTTCTCAGCGACCCGGGCATTGCCAGCGCGCTCTGCTAAGTCTAATTGACCCTGACGCTTTGCGATCTGCTGTAACGGTCCGCGTATCTCTGAGTCATCAGCCACCATTCCCATAATGTCAACGCCAGCCTCTGCAAGATTTTTAAATCCTTCAAACTCCTGAAATCTAACCTTGTCTGCAAGCTCTTTAATCTTTCCGGGCTGTAGTGCCGCTGCCCTAGCCTCTTCGCCTACAGTCTTCATCGCGGCGAAATAATCTTTACCGCCGGGTAGCGTAGCTATTCTTGTTCCTACCATCGCCTCAGCGCCTTCAGGGTCAAGCTTTGCAAGCTCTCTAGCGTCAACCCACATCTTGTTTAATCCGGGGTCATTTTTAGTTGCCTCTACTCGGCTGGCAAAAATTTGATCAACAATTTCTGGGTCAGTTTCGCCTGCCAAAAAATTTCTAAGCGCAGTATGGATTTGAGTTGCATCCCTGAAGGCTACCTGCTGCCTTTCCGCTGATAAGGCGTCAAATTGACTTTGCGCTAACTCAGCAATTTGAGGGTTGATCATGCCCAACCGTAGATAATCCTCAGATGTCCTTTGTTCTAGTGGCTTTTCAAAAAAACTTTCAACCGCAAGCCTTTCTGTTTCCCTTTGCGATATTGCGGCCTCTCGATCTTCTCTGGCTGATCTTGCACGTTGACCGGCAGCGCCCACGTTAAAGGCTTGACCAAAAGCCTGTATTGGACTCGGTATGTTTAACGAATAGTTGTATGGTTGTGCCATTGTTAATTACCTTTTTAAAATCCTAAGAACTCGCCCATTGTCTGACCAGCACCAGAGGCCATTCCAGCAATTTGCATCGGCATATTGAATAGGCCGCCTAAAGCTTGGCCTTGACCCAGAGCAGCGCCAGCCCTAGCCTGACCCTGCTGACCGTACAAGTTAGCGATGTTTCCTGCCGTCTGCTGACCAAATCCAGCCTGACCGGCGGCAGATGCCTGACCGAGTGAAGTTAATCCAGCAAGGTTTTGATATTGATTCTGAATCATACTCTGTAGCATCTGGGGTCTAAATTGACCCAGAGCGGCTTGAATATTTCCACCGCGTAAACCACCAGTTGCGGATGCGTTGGCCAGAATACCCGCCTCACCCTGCTCAACCAGTGACTGAAACATTGGACCCTGCTCAATGCCTGCGTAAGCCTGAGCCTGAGCCTCTGGACCCGCCAATCCAAGCAAAGCCTGCTGCGCCTCTAATGACCCAGTGCCAGCTTGAACATACGGAGCCATTAACCTTTCAGTGGCTAATCGTGCCGCCCTCTGCTCTTCAATGCCCATCTCAGCAGAACGCTCTTGCGCCCGACCAGCCTTTCTCGCTGCTCTTGACTGAATAGCTGCACTTCCAAGACCCCCGCCTATAATAGCAACTGCTGGATTAGGCATGGATAAACTCCTCTAAATAATCTTCGTATTTTTCGCCGTACATTCTCATCACCATGTGGGCGCTGTCTTTAGCAACCTCAGCCCCGTGACAGAGCTGTACAACGGTTAAAATAATGTCGTAGTACCCAGCGCGCCACATAAACGATCTGGCATCTACATCGCCCTCACGCTCAACGTGATCTGACGCCTGCCACTTTAGTATCGCATTTGACAGTAAAGGAACCAGAGCCGCGCTCTTCTGTGCAAAGAATGCGTTGGAGTATTGTCCAACCATCATGTGCCATAGAACGTGGTCTAAATCCTTTCTGTCTACCTTGTCGCCATCGGCAACGTCATCAAAAAATTGTATGGATCGGTACAGGTCGATTAGCCACTGCGTGGCCTCTTCTGGTAAGCAGAACACTTCAACGAAATTACGCCTTAACCAGTCAACATCATCCATCAAGCAATCCTTTTCACCCCATTGTCTCACATATTTGCGTTAATTCAATTCTTATGCTATCTCGCTGCCGCTGGCGCTCATGGTCAACGCGTTAACCGAGCCGACCTGAGTCACAATCGTTCCACCGCTCAATATCACCTGACCGACTAATTCCGGGCACGAATAGGTTTCGTTTGCACCTAGCGTCCTGTTTGACAGCACCAAGTTCGATGCGTCTGGGTTACTCCCCGGGTTGGGCAGGTAGATATTAATAAACGTGTTGGATCCGCTCACATTTGTAACGGTCATCTTGTCGATCACAGTTGTAACGCCTGTCGCGGTGTACTGGATCGTTGCAGCCGTCTCTAGGGTTCGCCTGCTGATTATATTTTCAATTGTGATCGCCATAATGAGCCTACTGTTGGACCTGTGTTACTGCGACTAATACCGCTGGGGCTGCGGGAGAAAACGCCGTAGCCGCACTAGCGTCTAGCCAAAAATTCGTATCGTCAACCGCAAACATAATCTCGGCGTATTCATTAGAATCCAAGCTGATGAAGTCTGTCTTTTGGATCGTGCTGTACTCGTTGTTAGCCGACAACGTCAGCCTGCTCGTAGAGTTTGCAATGTCTACGCCGTTCTTGCGAAACCAGAAGTAGCCATTCTTTGCGCTTGCACTGTTTGATAGCACCTGCAAGTTTACCGCAAAACTGTACAGTCCAGAGAACTCAGCAACCAGCCTAGAAGCTGGGGTTCCTAAAGTTATTCCGTTAGAAACCTCTGTGCTGTCGAAGACAACCGCAACCGCTGTGCTTGTTCCACCGGCAATCTGATCTGTGGTTCTAGAAAACTGCCCGTAGTGCTTCTGCTGCTCAATGATCGGGCGTACAAATATCTCGCCCTCTGTCGCGCTCACGACCAAAACAATTGCAACAGGTATCGCCACGTTTGGCGCTGTAGGCTTTACCTTTGTCAATGAGCCAGCAGTTGTTGGGCTTGCATACAGCTCATCACCCAAGGCCCATGACTCGCTAACCGGGGCACCAGTCGTATCAATCGCCCGGACATTTCCGAAGGTCGTAACCAATCCCAGATCAGAGACGGCTATGTCCTGTGTCGCAACGCCAAAAAAGTATTCTGACCGATACGTTCCGTCAGCAATGTAGTCAACGAACTCGATCCTGTTATCACCATTGACGCCGCCGAATCCAACCGCCGACCCGTTAGTAATCGTTGCGACCGTATTGTTACGACCGTAAATGTATGTCTCCTGACCGACCTGCTGCACAACCCCGCCAGTGTGGTGAAGGTTTAAAGTGTCATCAGCCGCGTTCCAAACTACCCTCGCAACCTTATCTGTGTGCGGCGCGCTGGGATGGAAGTCAATGTAGTCGGTCTGAATGTGATTAGTATTTACCGCCTCGTTAGCCGTTGCCTGCGCGAGCTGCGCGATCAATTCAACGTCAACAATCGTCGCGTCACTGCTCGATGAGTCAACCGTACTAAACAGCTTTTCAAACTGAATGATCTGCTCATGATCTTTCAAGAAAACCGCTAATTGGTCCCGGGTCAAGCCTAGTCTGGTGGTTTTAGCCATTTTAGTAGGCCAACGGCTCTACCTGAGCCTCTAGTCGTGCAAATGATATGTGGGCGTCAGACTCGCCCCTGAAGCGTTGTACACGCCAGTTGATCATCGATCCCTGTTGAAACCAGACCAGACGCTTGTTTCGGTTGCCCTGAGTGCCGACCTTGATTGACCTAGACTGGGACCAAGTCTCACCGTCAACAGAGTAGCTTGTCGTGATCACAGGATTAGTCCCGAACGCAACCCGCCCGGTCAAGGCTACCAGCTCTAGCTCGTGGAATATCGCGCCGCGACCCTCGTTGTAAACAATGTTCGTGCTGAACTCCCAGCTAACCTTCTCGTCGTAGTGCGATCCGATGGTGTTCTCGAAGTAACCTATCGTTGATGACGTTGGGTCGCCAATGAGCCACTTGTTGTAGCACCAAATGATGTCCCGGGCCTTATACCGCGCCAAGTCAACCGTTGAACTAGACAAAACAAACCAAACGGGAACATTAGTCGCCTGAGTAGCCGTCAGGTCAAACACGATGGTTTGATCTGGAAGGTGAACGTATAGGTGCTGATGGTTTCTGTCGTTTCTCGCCTCAAGCTTCACCGTAGATAACTGGACCTCAGTATAGTCGCTCAAGACCTCGTCAATTTCTTTGGTGGATATCTTGTTGGCCTGAGCGTTAACGCCCATAAAAATACCCGGGGATTCGTTCCTACCACTGCCCAAAAACGCAATTGTCTCAACGAAAACACAACACGCCTGAGTGCCTATAACGCCCTTCTGAATCTGAGCGCCCTCAATCCTTTGGAATGGGAACAGGTTGCCGCCCACGTTATCAAAAACCTCAATGGTGTGCCGGTTAAGCGCATAGACTTCGTTTCTGAGCTTAACCAAAGCGACTACGGGGTCAGGATCAATTTCAGATGACCCGTACTTCAGAGGATTGACAGCGAACGGGTCGAGCAGCTCAGTGACCACCAAGAACTCACCGTCAGTGGTCATGAAGTAGCCATCGACCCAAACTACATCCAGAACCGGACCCAGATCTGGATCGGTTACCTGATCAACCGTGGTGCCGTTCCAATAAAATAGCTTTTGACCACTCGCAATCGCTAAAAGGTCAAACGAGTAGGTCATTGTAATCAGATTATCATCAGTACCGCCAACGTCACCCAAGACCGTAACCGTACCGTCAGCAGCGATAGAGCAGAGCTTGGTGCCCATAACCCGGTAGCAGACGCCGTCTCGTTCGATTCCACCGCGATTAACGCCCGGACCCTCACCGTTCTTCACCAGACCATCAGCAGGCCGTAGGTATCCCCCACTGATGCCTGACTGCATCGGCACAGGGATTAAATTTTTTGGATAGCTGGTGCGAATCTCGGCCTGAGTATCGTCGGTGTACACCCCGTTAAGGATTGGTATCTGCATTTTCTCAACTCAGTAGCCGGGTTTAGGTTTAGGCTTAGGCTTTCGCTTAATTACTTTCTGCTTGGGCCACATTACTTTTTCTTCTTCGCCGCAATGTTTGCGTACAATCCTTTACTAGCCGCCATGTTGACCCCTTAATTTTTTGAATTACTTCCAGCTCGTTCGCGCCTTGCCTTTGCTTTTCCCTTTGCCGGTGTAGCCATTTTATATTCCCGCTGTGCAGCTCATTTGAATTGATGCTGTGTCCAGAATATTGGCAAGCACTGCCGTCTCTGCAATTTCAATTGTGCATGAGTTGTTTAGATTCCCGGAGGCTGTCGTTAACCCCCAGTAGTAACTAATGCCTAGCGGCAGCCAAGTAGAGACCAAAGCCGATCCAGCTAGGTTTGGTGCAGTTCCGCTGTCTACGGTCAATCGAATTGAGTAGTCTGAATTGATTCCGCCACCAATTAGCCAAGTGTATGACTCGCCATTAACTGTGGCAGTAACGACAATTGAGCCGACTGCGTTAGCAGTAAATGTAACTACCGCTGCGCTAGGGGCGGTTGCAAGCGCGGCGTAAAAGTTATTCTTTAGGTACGCCCCCAATCCACCAGAGGCCGTTGCACCCAAAGGTGTTCGAGCGGCAAAACTCATGAAAGATCCTTGAGCAGTGAAGCGTACCAGTCCGTTCCAACGTAACTAATGACCAAAAGGTCAACTGCATTAGAGTTGGTTGACAAAACACCTGCCGTACCGCCGGGCCACTTAAAGCTCGCAGGCCACGCCATCGTTCTACTTCCAGTTGCGTCCTGCGTAAACAGGATATTCACGGTCTGACCCTGAGCCGGGGTGCTTAAAGTTAGCGTGGCTACGTTCTCGGCTAACGTGCTAGTAAACACGTTGCTCTCCGTCATGTTCAAGGTCAAGACCCCACCAGTGCTTGCGCCAGCCACTGGGGCCGTCTGAGCGTGTCCAGTAAAGTTAGCCCCGTCAATGGTTGGGTCAGCGTTAAAGACCGCCAGACCGGTCCCTGTTTCGTCTGTGAGCGCAGTCGCTAAGTTTGCGCTGCTTGGGGTAGCCAAGAATGTAGCAACTCCTGCGCCCAATCCACTTAATCCGGTCGTTGGCAGGCCCGTACAGTTCGTCAGGGTGCCCGAGGTAGGCGTTCCAAGGATCGGAGTGACCAATGTAGGGCTAGTGTTAAACACCGCCAGACCGGTCCCAGTCTTGTCTGAGAGCGCGTTAAATAACTGCAACGAAGTCGCTGAGAAGGTGTTGTTGCTAAAGCTCATCGTCTTGTTGGTAAGGGTCTGAACGCCTGTGGTCGTTACAACGTCGATGCCAGCAATTTGCAGGCTGTTTACGATGGTGTACCACGTTGACTGTAGCTCATTAAACCGGATCGTGAATGAGCTACCCGCCCCCAAGGAGGCAGGAACACCCACCAACGTCCCGCCATTGCCGTTGATCGTCAACGCGCTAATGGTCTGGGTTGATATCATGATGATCTCTTGACCGTCGTAGCAATCAGCTACCGGCGGCAGGGTCACCGAACCCGCAGCAAACGTGCCGGTTGGGTTCATGATCAACCAGATCGATTGAGATGACGCAGCCAGCGCAATGTTAAAACCTGAATTAGTCGGCGCGTTAATTACTACGGTGTAATTAGGGTCGGCAAAGGTTGTCTGAAAGTATTCAACCAGAGTCGTTATGGAAGCCTTACGAGCGTCACCGTTGCTTGTTGCGTAAACTGGTAACTGATCACCACCGGATAGGGTTGTAATCGTTGGCAGTTGGTTAATCGTGGGCATCTTAGCCTCCTAATTATAATTCAATATGCCGTCATCGCCTGCAAGCACAGGGTCAGAGGGGTGTGGTACAAACGGATCGTCATATCGTCGCCAAGGCTTGTTGCCTGCGCCCAAAGGCATAGTGCTTGGCAACTGCTGCGGAATCGGTCTTGAGAACGCCTGAACGACCGTATTATACGCCATCTTAGCGATGCCCTTGGTGTCAGGCATAATGCCCTTGCCGAATGATGGCGCGATCCGAATACCTAGATTAGTGTAAATGGCCT